GAACAACAGGCCGATGAAAGCCAGCGACAGCGCCAGGTTGAACATGAACCCGAACGCGCCGCAGATTGCCTTGATCATTGAAGTCTCCATTGGTTGAGCTGTCTCATCAGTGCCCGGACGCTCATTCCGGACATACGCAACGGGGGTGATCCCTTGTCAGGACTGGAGATCCCGCCGCGTTTCGACTATCCCTGCGATGTCAAAGAGCAAGCCATGTTATCGACCATGCATCAATGATAATCGAAATATTCGATAAAGTCAATGTCGGGTGAGTGCCCAGTGCGCCCCGAACGCCGCATTCCTGCTGCAAACACTAACAAAGCAGAGAGAGGACGCGGCACCCGCCGCGCAGCGATCATGGCAGGCAAGGCTAACCGAAAAGAGGTCAATGACGCGCTCCTGGAAGAAATCGCCGCCCTGAAACTCGAATGCCTTGACCTGAAACAGAAAATTGCAATTCACGCGCCAGGCATCGCCCTAGAAGGCCAGCCCGATCCCGTCGAAGCATATTCGGACGAAATCCCCAAGCAAATCCTCGCGCTAGGAGAGCTGGGCTTGACCGAAAACGAGATGATTGCCGCCATCAACGTCACGCGGGAAAAGTGGAACGAATTCAAGGATCGCTTCCCTGACATGGTGGCGGCGCTCCTACGCGCACGCGATATGGCATTGGCCGCTGTGGATCGCATGAGCCGGGAGAGCCTGGAGCGCCGAGACTGGCGCTTTCCGTTCCAGAATGTGGAGCGAACGAAGAAAATCCTTATGGAACAAGGGCAAGGCAGCGGTGATGCGGCGTCATCATTGGTTCGCATAGTGAAAGGGAGCGCGATCACCAATCGCCCGGCTCATTGCCCGCAATGTGGTGCAGATACTACAGGGCCAGCGCCAGCATCTGACCGCAAGTGAGGTTCAGACGCCGATGGCCAGGGGGCTCTGCCTCTCGCGGCCGGGGTGGGGGGTTAAAAATGGCGACCCTCCCCGTGCCGATGGGCATTAAGGACAAATTTTTTCTTAGCCCTTTCGCATCGTTTTTCGGCAAGGTGCTTGCTGTTTTTGAGGTGAATTGAACATTCTGCGGGTTGCCTATTCACACCGGGGGTAACGTTTCCGCATGAAAATGAAAATGAGATTGGAGCGATTGGGCTGGTCACAGGCTGAATTGGCCCGCCGGCTTGGGGTATCGAACGCGAAGGTGACGGGTTGGGTGAACAAGGGAGAGGCTCCACAGTATGCGATTGCGTATCTGGATATTGCGTATGACCTTGTTCATCTCCGGGATCTGATTTCGGAGCGTTTGGCGAAGACGCCTCGATCGTAGGCCAGTGCGTAAAGGCTGACTGTCTGGCGGGTATGATCGGGTTTCTGGAATGGAGACTTGGTTATGGCAGCGCTTGAGCCCGTGATGTCGGATTTTCCGGCGAAGAATGCGATTGCGGTGACGCCGAACGATTCCACGGATTTGTCCGTCCGGTCGCGGGCTATCTACGTCGGGACGGGCGGCGACCTGGCTGTCGTGATGTCCGGCGGTGGAAATACCGTGGTGTTTCCGGGCGTGCCGTCGGGCGCGCTTCTGCCGATCGCGGTGACGCGGGTCATGGCCACGTCGACGACCGCGACGGGCATTGTGGCGCTCTGGTGATCGGGCTTAGCCTCAGCCTGGGTGTGAGGGCGGTGGCGCGGGACAATCCGTTGCTGTCTGCGGCGAGCGCTTATCTGGCGGGCATCCGGCCGTATCACTGGTTCGACTTCGTGAACAATCGGGCGATCTTCGCCGGCAATGAGGTTGGGGCGATCTCGTCCATTCCGGGTCTGAGCGGGACGCTGGACCTGTCTGCCAGCGGGCATCTGATCGACGCGGCTGAAAACCAGTTGTCGATCTCGTCGCCGGGGATTGCCGCGACGTTCACGATGTTCGTGGAGTTCCGGCGCGCGGTGGATACGGGGGGCGTCGAATACCTGCTCCAGCCATACGCCTCTGCGAACGAGCGCTCGGCGCTGCTGCTGAGTGCGACGGACCTGCTGAACCTCATCCCCGTGGCGGGCGGCGCGGCTTCGGCAAACATCACAGCCGGGTCTGCAATCGCCACCGGGACGGTCAACAAGGGCGCGGCGCGCGTGGCACTGGACAACTTCAACGTGGCCCTGAATGGCACTGCCGGAACACCGGACACGCTAGGCGCTGCTCCGACGGTGCCGACGTCGCTGCAGATCGGTCACTCGACGACCGCTGCAACCTTCGCCGGCCATATCCGCCGGGTTGCCATCTTCAATGCAGCCCTGACCGACGCCCAACTTCAGGCGATCACGACCTGACCGGTGCGTAAATTGAAGCCCTGAGCGCTGCGAATGTGGCGTCATGGGCGACGTCATCAGTTTCCAGTATGCGCCGACGCTGGACCGGGCGGCCCTGTCGCCGGCTTCGTTCCGCTGTGTCGAGGGACCGGTGAACTCCGGCAAATCGGTGTGGTCGCTGTCCGAGGTCTATGGCCTGGCCTGCACGATCCCGCGGTGCAAGGACGGCATCCGGCGCTCGAAGTTCCTGATCGTCCGGGATTCGTACCCGAACCTTGAGTCGTCGACGATCGAGACGTGGAAGCAATGGTTCCCGGAATCGGTGTGGGGCAACATCAATGGCCGGGAGCCGATGACACATGTGCTGCGGTTCCTGGACGTCGAGGCGACGTTCGTGTTCCGGGCGTTCAGCACCGACAACATCCTGAAGGCGATCAAGGACCTTCGCTCGACCGAGTGGACGGGCGCGTGGGTCAACGAAGGGCAGTTCATGCCGCTGGCGCTGGTGAAGGAGATTTACTCCCGTACCGGCCGCTTCCCGGCGAGGAAGGACTGCCCGGCGTACAATCGCCGGAAGTGGGTCGTCATGGACATGAACGCGCCGCCCACGGATGACTTCTGGGGCTATTACATGCGCGGCAAGACCGTGCTGCCGCGGGATCTCACGCCGGAGCAGACGCTGGAATTCCAGAAGCCCGACGACTGGGAATTCTTCGAACAGCCGCCGGCGGTTCTGGAAGAACGCAACGAGGACGGATCGTTCAAGCGCTTTGTCGTCAATCCGGAGGCGGAGAACCTGCCGCACATTGGCGAGGAGTCGATCAAGCAGGAATTGTCCGGCCGATCCTACAACGATGTCCGGAGGGACCTGATGAACAAGGTTGTGCCCCTGCAGAAGGGCTATCCCCGCTATACGCAGCTGCTGCGCGAACACGTCTCCGACAGCATCCGCCCGATCGAGACCCTGCCGATCATCGCCGGCTACGACCCGGGCCTGAACGGCTGTGTGCACTTGTTCCAGCAATGGAAGGATCGCTGGTTCGCCCTGCACACGATCCTGGCGAAGGGCTCGAGCGCGGCGCAGCTGGCCGATGAGGTTCTGTCCGTGCTGGGCACGCGGTTCCCGTTCTGGAAGCAGACTGGCTTTGTGGGCTGGGGCGACCCGTATGGCGACACCCGTTTCGGCGGAGACGAGAGCAAGGCGGAGAATACCCACTTCGAGATCATGGAAGGCCGGACGCTGAAGTTCCGCTCGCCTGCGGCGAAGGACAATCCGTCGACGCGGCGGGAGATCACGGTGAAGCTGCTGACGTCCCGGACGGATACCGGCGCCGTCCGCCTGCTGATCGACAAGGAATACTGCGCCCCGCTGATCGCCGCGCTCGATGGCGGCTGCACGATGATGCAGGTGAAATGGCCCGACGGGGTTCGCGTTGAGGAAAAAGTCAATAAAAAGAACCCATTGGCCGACGTCATGGAAGCGGCCGAGTACGCTTTCTGGGGCGGCGGGGAAGGCGAGGGCCTATTCCATCCGCTCGGCCGGGAACGCAAGGCGCCGGTTTCCTACACCAATCGCGGCGGCCTGATGGGCGCCCGGGCATCGGTGTTCCAGTTCGAAAAGGCGAGGAAAATGAAATGAGCGTTCCGGACAATGGCAGCTATTCGCCTTCGGTCTGGACGGTCGTGTTCATCGGCCGAAGGTCCGAAGCCTGGTTTGATTGGCTGTCGCCGTTCTGGGCCCGTCACGTACTTGCATTTGGCTATGTCATTCCGGCGAAGGCATGGGTCGTGGTGGACCCGACCGAGGAAGTCCACCGTGTCCGGATCGTCCCTGACGGCGACATGTCCGGGTGGATTGCACTGGTGGCAGAGGCCGGCTGCAAGGCCCTGCGGATAGAGCAGGGACCCGGCGGCAAATACAATGCCCGCCTCGGAAACTGGTGCACACAGACGATTGCGAGGCTGATCGGGCTCAAATCCAGTGCGTTAAGGCCAGTGGCTCTCTACCGCGATCTTCTCAGGGCAGGTGCATACCCCGTCCTCGAGGAACGTGATGTCGATCAAGACGAAAGCCCCTTCCATCAAGGAAGACCCGACGACCGCCCGGTTGCGGCAACAGGCTGAAGCCCGGGCAGAGTCCGATCGCCGTGAAGCCGGCCAAGGCTACGCCGATTCCCAGACACGCAAGATCCTCCGCCGGTTTGGCATGGTGGCCAATCGCGCCGGCGCCGGCGGCATGGCTGGCTTCAATCCATTCCAGGTCCTGAACACGTTTCTAGGCGGCAGCGGCTCCGGATCGTCCGGAGGCGGCCTGACCTCGCCCTTCGTGCGCCAATCATCCGGCGGCCTGTCGCTGCAGCCCCGTCAGGAAAACTGATCCGCCATGTACCCGACGAACAAAGAAAAGGCGGAGGAAGCCGAACGCCGGAAGCTCGACGCCGAGCTGATGGACCGTATCCAGAATGCGCGTCAGGACCGCACGCATTTCTCCGAGGCGCTGAACAAGTTCTATGAGCTGGCCCTGCCATGGCGCCAGCCGATCTCGTCGGCGCTGGTGTCCTCGACGCCGCGGACCTTCGATGAGCAGGCGGACATTTTCGACACGACGCTGCAGGATGCGGTCTACGACTTCGCTGCGCTGATGTCGGACCTGTTCACGCCGCACTATAAGCCGTGGGCGGACCTGAAGCCCGTCGGCACCTACAACCAGGCGATCCTCACGCAGGCCAAGCCGCTGATTGAACAGCGCCAGAAGAAAATCTACGACCTCATCCGCCAGTCGGACTTCTACGAGCAGAGCCAGCAGGTCTATCTCGAGATGGCCGGCTCGAAAGGCGGCATCGTCATCCCGTATGCGCCGCGCGGAAAGAAGATCCGCTGCACGCCGATCGTCATGTCCGGACTTCTGGATGATACCGGCCCGAACGGCGATCTCGACATGCGGGCGATGGAGTTCATCACCAAGAAGAAACACCTCGCGTCCCTGTTCCCGGACGACATCGAGGAAATCCAGAAGGACCCCAAGTACGCCCGCCTGCAGCCGAACACCGACTGCACGGTGATCCAGGGCGCCCACCGCGGCGAGGGCGATGGCGCGTGGGTGTTCTTCCTGATCGTCAACAACCGGGTCTGCTGCCGGAAGATGCTGGACGGTGAGGGTGCGGCGCCCGTGTACGGCCTGCGCTGGCAGGATGCGGCCTATTCGTCATGGGGTCCGGGCCCGGCCATGCAGGCTCTGCCATCGGCGCGCGTCCTGCAGGAGATGGGATTCCTGTTCCTGAAGAACCTCGCCAAGTCGGTCGACCCGCCCTTCGCCTATACCGAAGATGGCGTGTTCAATCCGGATGGTGGCATCGAAGCCGGCATGGCCCTGCCGATGGAGAAGGGCACAGACCTGCAATCCCTGATGTTCGAGCGCGATCTGAACCCGGCGCTGTTCGAGCGTGAGATCCACGTCCAGCGTGTGAAGCGGGCGATGTTCGTCGACGAGCCCGAACAGAAGGGCAAGACGCCGCCGTCGGCCGCCCAGTGGATCGACGAGCGCGCCAACACCGACCGCCGGCTGCAAATCTCCCGCATCCGGATTTACAAGGAATGGGTGCTGCCCATCCTGCAGCGCTTCAACTGGATTCTGGAACGCCAGGGCGAAACGCCTCCGATCGAGATCGACGGTCAGGTCGTGCAGGTCGCCTTCGATTCCCCGGTCGCGAAAACGTCGGATGCGGACGAAGTGTCCCGCTCTATGCAGCTGTCCCAGTCGGCGATGGGCATCTTCGGCGAGTCGTTCCTGGCCAACGTCGATGCAGCGGGAACGATCGAGGAATGGCGCGAAAAAATGGGCGACAAGCTGCTCAAACTGAAGCCGTTCGATGAGCGCACCGAGCAAGAACAACAACTTCTGCAGAATATGCGGAACCTCACTTCGCGCGGTCAGGCATGATGAAAACGCCCATTCGAAAATTCGCAGATATTGTCGTCGGAAAGCAGGGGGAACCGGCGCAAACCCGTGTTTCCAAAGCGTTTTCCAACATCCGGAACACCCCTGACGGCGCGGTGATCGAAGCCTTCTTCCTGCACCTTATGGCCCGCCTTCCGGTCGAGGGGGCGCCAGAGAGTGCGTTAAGGGAAAACGCGGTCGAACGGAGACTCGCGGCTCGAATAGTTCGCATGATGAACGAGGCCGAGCCCAGTGACGACCGACAATCCGCAGCCGGAAGCAAAGCCCGAGGCCCAGCCGGCCCCGGAAGCAAAGCCCGCAGTCGCCGCGGCGGTTGAGGCCGGAGCGGAGCCGAAGCCGCTTGCTGATCCGGCTCTGGCGAAACTCGGCGATGCCTTCCTGAAAGACGGCCAGCCGGATCTCGAAAAGATCGCAGAGGCCCTGGGCCGTGTGCATACGGACCTTCCGGGCGAGGGCGCCGACTACGAACTCAAGTTCCCCGAGACGTTCGACCTCAAGGGCGCGGACGGCGAAGTCGTCAAGCTCGACCCGGCCGACCCGATCGTCGGCTCGTTCAAGGAATGGGCGAAGGCGAACAACATCGGCCAGAAAGCCACCGACGGCCTGATGGCGATCTACGGCGACATCATCAAGAGCGCCTATGACGTCAACACCGAGGCGGCCAAGGAAGTCCAGACGGCCGAGTACGCCAAGCTCGACACCGACCGCAAGGCGGCAGAGGCCCGTGTCCTCGCTGCCAGCCGCGGCCTGACCCAGACATTCGGCAAGGACAGCGCGCTCGTGGCGCCGCTGATCGAGTCGATGACGACCGCCGCGCACGTCATCGCCATCGAAACCATCATTGCAAAGATCAACGGCACTTCGACTGCCAATCCGAAACCGAACGGCAAGGCGGACACGAAGTCCTTTGCCGAGCGCCTGTATTCCTAAGCCAAGGAGCTGACCAATGGCCACTCTCGCCAACACCTTTGTTGACCTGATCGATGTTGTTCGTCAGCGCGAAGGCGACAGCATCGCTGCCGTCATCGAACTCCTGCACGCACACAACCCGATCCTGCAGGATGCGCTCGCCATGGAGTGTAACTCCGGCAACGAGCATATCCACACGATCCGCACCGGCCTGCCGTCGGTCTCGTGGGGCGCGCTCTATCAGGGTATCGACCAGAGCAAGTCGACCACGCAACAGGTCACGGACACGACCGGCTTCCTCGAAGCGCTGTCGACCATCGATGAGCGCCTGCTTGCGATGTATCCGGCGAACGAGATGCGCAGCCAGGTCCGCCTCAACGAGGCTATGGCCTTCCTCGAAGCCATGAACCAGGAGATGGCGACCGGCCTGTTCTATCACGACACGGCTACCACGCCCGAGAAGTTCAAGGGCCTTGCCGCACGCTATGCCACGTCTTCGGGCGGCGGCGCTGGCAACCAGGTCGTGAAGGCCGGCGGTGCCGGTTCCGACAACACCTCGATCTGGTTCGTGACGTGGGGCGAACGCTTCACCCACATCCTCTATCCGAAGGGTTCGGCCGGCGGCGTGAAGCGCGAGGACATGGGCCGTCAGCGCGTCCTCGATGCGGCCAGCAAGCCGTACTACGTCGAAGAAGAAAAGTTCACCTGGCACATGGGCGTGGCGGTCAAGGACTGGCGCTACAATGCCCGGGTCGCGAACATCGACGTCAGCGAAATGGCGGCGGGCAACCTCGACATCAACGACCTGATGACGCAGGCGTACTACAAGCTGAAGTCGCGCCAGATGGCCCGTGACAATGCGGACGGCACGCCGAACGCCCGTCAGGTCATCTACATGAACCGCGACGTGCTTCTGCAGCTCGACCGTGAAGGCTCGAACCGCGGCGCCAGCGACAACTTCGTCCAGCTGCGCCCGATGGAGATCCAGGGTCAGGAAGTGATGACCTGGCGCGGCATCCCGATCCGCGAGTGCGAAGCGATCCTCAACACCGAATCGCTGGTTCCGTAAGCGGACGAGGCAGCAGGAGACCTGACATGATTTTCTCGAAGCAGACCATCCTCTCGGACCATCAGGCCGTCACCGCGACTGCGATCTCGGAGAACGTGCTGGACCTTCGGGCCACCGGCACGGTCTACAAGGCCGGCTCCGCGCTGACCCGTGACCTCGGCCCCGGCGACCCGATCCCGATCCTCGTGCAGGTGACGGAAACGTTCGCGACCCTGACCTCGCTGACGATCACGCTGGAAACGTCGGACGCTGCGGCCCTGACGTCCTCGCGTGTCCATGCGTCGTCCGGCGCCGTTGCGGCGGCCTCGCTGGTCGCAGGCTACAAGTTCCCGGTGATCTACCTGCCGCTGGGTCCGCACCTGCGCTACCTGGGCCTTCGCTATACGGTGGGCGGCTCGAACGCGACCGCCGGCAAGATCAAGGCGGGCATCGTCCCGGCTATTCAGACGAACGCCTGATGACACGCTACCGGGCTCTCGAACGAGGATTTGCGAACGGCAAGGTAATCGAGCCGGACGAGGAATTCCCTTACGAGGGCCCGCAAGGGAAGTGGATGGAGCGACTGTCGCCCCCTTTGGCAGAGCCGAAGGCCGACTCCTCCCCGGCCGAAGGCGCCGCTCCATCCACCAACCCGGAAACCACGGTCGACGACCTGATGGCGCTTCATGCCAAGATCGGCGCTGACCTGAAGGCAGACGACCTGACTGCCTCCGGCTATCCGAAAAAGTCGGTCCTCGAAGAACGCCTTGGCCATGACGTGCCCAAGGACGTGTTCTTCAACTTCATCAAGGCCGCCGCCGAGCAGCGCAAGTCCGCGAACTAGTGCGTTCGTAAAGAAGGGCTCTGCGCTGATTTTCAGCGCATGACAGTCTTCGCCGCCCCCATCAATGTGAAGAACGCCGCCCTGACCGGCATCGGTGCAAAGCCGATGGTGTCGGAGGCGGAGACGTCCGCCCAGGCGCGGGTCCTCAACTCGCACTACGAGCTGATCGTCCAGGAGGCGTTGACGAAACACGCCTACGCCTGGGCGAAGAAGTCGGCCCTGCTGGTGAAGCGGTCCCAGACGCCCGAAGGCCGCTACGTCTACGCGCTGCCGGCCGACATCCTGAACCTGCGCTACATCACCTACGGTAGCCCTGACGGTCGCGTTGTGGACGTCGAAGAAACCGATGAAGGCTTGCCGATCCTCGACTGGGATTCGACGTTCTATGGCCACTACACCTGGCGGGTTCCGGAAGCGCGCTGGCCGGCCGACTTCGCCGACGGCATCGTGAAGAAGCTGCAGGCGGCGCTCAAGCGCGGTCTGTTGTCAGACGACAACGCCGCCGAGGCGCTGGACGAACTGGCCGAAAAGAAACTGCGCCGCGGCATGGTGCGCGACAAGCGCCAGATTCGCGGCCGCCCTGTCAATCCGAACCCGCGCATGGTGCAGGTCTTCAAGGGCTATCGTCGTCATGGCTCGTCGACGTAGGTTCCAGAACGCCTTCACCACAGGCGAGGTCGGCCCGGAGTTCCTTCAGCGTGCGGAGGAGGAGCTTCAGAACGAGTCGGCACAGGCGCTCCGCAACGTCATCATCGCCAACGCCGGCGGCATCCGGCGGCGCCCGGGCTCGGTTCCGAAAGCCAAGAACACGAATGGCGTGAAGCGCCGGATCGAGATGTTCGACCTCGTGGGCGACGAGATCCGCGGGCTGGTAATGACCGACGGCCAGCTCGACATCTACGAGACCGACGGCACGCTCGAGGACACGCTGGTTGCGCCGTGGGGCGAAGCCGACATCGACGACATCGTGCACGTCAACGGCGACAACCGGTTCTATTTCTTCGGCGACTTCTTTCCCCAGCAGCTGACGTACACGAACGGCGTCTGGACTCTGGCGGACATCGACTTCGAATCCAGCATCGGTTCGACGATCTCGCAGCCCTACTGGCGGTTCAGTGCGACGAAGGGCATCTCGCTCACCCCGTCGGCACTGACCGGATCGATCACGCTGACGTCCTCGGACGACCTGTTCGAAGCGGGCCATGTGGGTACGCGGTTCCGCTATATCGGCAACGAGATCCTGATTACGGCCGTCACCAATGCGACGACGGCGACGGGAACGGTGATCACCGCGCTCTATCCGACGATTGACGTGACGGTGGCCTCGTCGGCAGGATTCCAGGTCGGAGAAGTGGTCACGGGCGACACATCGGGCGCCGAGGGTGTCATCTCGTCCATTCCGGATGGCACAAGCCTGATCGTCACCCTGAGCTTCGGCTACACCTATTTCGCAGACACCGAGACGCTGGATGGCCCTTCGGCCTCCACGACGGTCAGCGGCGCCCCGTCGGCGGCGACCGCGGCCGCGTCAGTGATCTGGGATGAGCAGATGATTTCGTCCGTCCGGGGCTATCCCCGCGCCGGCGTCCTGCACCGCAACCGCCTGATCATCGCCGGCTTCCCGCAGGCCCCGAACGCCGTTGCTGCGTCAGCCACAGGCTTCGAGAACGACTTTGACCTCGGTCAGGCGGAGGATGCGGACGCCTTCATCGAAGCGCTGGGCGACGACCAGAACGCCACCATCCGCCACCTGATCAGTTCCGAGCAGCTGGTGCTGCTGACCGACCGGGCCTGCTACTATGTTCCGGAGTCGGAGAATTCGCCCCTGACCCCGACGCGCGTCAGCTTCAACCGGATCGGCCCGGATGGCGCCTCGACCGTCCGTCCGCTGCTGACACCGGAAGGCGTCGTGTTCGTGGATAATGCCGGCCGCCTGCTGGTGATCGGCGCGACGGGCAGCGTGCGGGCTTCGTGGGCGGTGCAGGAACTGTCCCTGTTCTCGAACCACCTGCTGACCGGGCCGAAGTCCCTGACCTATGTCGACGGCCTCGGCAACCGTTCCGAACGCTATGTCATCGTCCTGAACGAGGATGCGACCGCCGTTGCCGTCGCTTACCGTCGCGGTGCGGAGCAGGTGGGCGTGTCGCTCTGGACGCCGGCAGAGGGCTTCGACTGGCTGTCTATCGCCGCGTGGAAGACCCGGATGTTCTGCATTCAGGGCGACTACTTCGCCGAGTTCGACATGGACGCGACGATGGACCTCGAACTGCCGTACACGGCGGCCGCAACGCTGCTGGCCGGAGAGAGCGTCTATGTGGCCCGCTCCGGTATCGTCTGGCAGGGTCCGCTCGCGGTGAACGGCTCGGGCCTGATCCCGACTGTGGCGGTCGCGGCCGGCCAGACCATCGGCAAGGATTTCCGGACGAGCATCATTCCGAGCCCACCGGTCGCAAAGCAGTTCGGCTACGAGCGCCGCCGCATTTCCCGTCTGTGGACGGACATGCTGGAGAGCGGGCCCTACCGTGTCGACGGAGAACTGGTGAACACCCACGACGAGGACGACGACCTCGAAGCGCCGCCGCCTCTGCGGTCAGGTGCTTCGGAGCCGTTCTTCATCCTCGGCTACGATCCGAATTCGATGCCCGAGATTTCGCAGGAAGTAGGCGAAGGTGCCCCGTTCTTCCTGCGCAGCCTCACGATGGAGATTGCGTACTGATGGCCGCTGCAGCTGCCCCCCTCATGGTCGCCTCTGCCGGCATGTCCCTGCTTGGCGGTGTCGGTGAAGCACGCTCGATGGACGCCCAGGCGAAGGCGGCGGAATACCGCGCCAAGGGCCTGAAGCTGCAGGGCAAGCAGGTCGGCGCCGAACGGGCACGCGATCTCAATATGATCCTCGGCACGATCGATGCGATCCGCAGCGGCCGGGGCGTCTCGCTCGACTCGCCGACGGCGATGGTGATCGAACGGGCACAGAAGAAGCGCTCCGACACGATCGGCAATGCCGAGC